AAGGTGGCTATGTCAATGAAGCAGCCGCTGAGATGTCAGACGATATTCCTTTTGGTAACTAGGTGAAGGTAGGGGTGTTGCATTTTAGTTTGGTGGTGTAACACCCCTATTTTATTATGAAAAAAATTGAAACATTAGTAGAAGATATCTACGAGCTTTTTAATCTTACTCCTATAGAGAGAGATGAGAAAGAAGTAGACAAGCTTATAGATAAATTTGGCGATATGCTTAAAGTTCATATCAAAGAATTTATGTATAGTAAACCAAGAGACAGCGGCTCTCTGAGATTGTCCAGCATAGGTAAACCTGATAGGCAAATATGGTATGATGTTCATACGGAAGCAACAGAAGAGCAACTACCGCCAAGCACACGTATTAAATTTCTATATGGATATATTCTTGAAGAACTTTTATTGCTCTGTGCGTCCGTAGCTGGTCATACAGTAGAGGCGCAACAGAAAGAAGTATCAGTAGAAGGAGTGATAGGTCATCAGGATGCTATTATTGATGGGGTTCTTGTGGATTGTAAGTCTGCTTCTGGTAGAAGCTTTGATAAGTTTTCAAAACATACACTGGCAGACGACGATCCCTTTGGATATATAGCACAGATATCTGCTTATGCTCAAGCCAATGGTATAGATAAAGCAGCCTTCCTTGTCATAGATAAATCTACTGGTAAGGTTTGCTTGACGCCAGTTCATTCAATGGAGATGATTAATGCTGGTAAAAGGATTAGGCTTCTTAAAGACATTGTTGGTAGAGATAGAATACCTGATAGGTGCTACGATCCTGTACCTGATGGTAAGTCTGGTAACTATAAGCTTTCTATTGGTTGTGTTTATTGTAGACACAAGAGTATGTGTTGGTCTGATGCTAACCAAGGCAAGGGCATCAGGACGTTCAAGTATGCGAATGGTAACAGGCACTTGGTGCAGATTACGAAGACACCTGATGTTGAGGAAGTAATTAATTAAACATGCATTGGAAATACCACAGGAAGCCTGATCCTAAAAGTCATTTTGGATTTGTCTATCTCATTACAAACAAGAAGACGGGCAGAGCTTATGTAGGTTGCAAGCAATACTGGCATCCAGTGAAGAGGAAGAAAGGGAGTACCAAGGCAACCGAGAGAGAATCCAACTGGATTATTTACATGGGTTCCTCTAAATTATTATTGGAAGATATTAAGAAGCTCGGCAAGAGAAGCTTTAAGTTTGAGATAATCTCGGAGTTTAAAAATAAAAGAAGCCTAAAATATTATGAACTATATTATCAGATGAAGTATAATGTTTTATCCTCTACCTTGGAAGGTACAGATGAACCAGCATATTATAATAATTATGTGGGTGGTAAGTTCTATAGGCCAGTACAAGAGTTTAAGAATGAACCTGCAAGATTTAAATAATATACTACAGTTACAATCGGAAGAGTTTACAAACTCAGAGAATCTTTTATTCTTATCAGTTATATATCAGGCGTTGCTTGATGTTACTGAACCTAAAGTTGAGAATGAAACTACGAGCATAACATCTATCAGGGATCAGGCAGCGGCTTGGTTCTTTGCGTCAATAGGTATACCAAGTCAGGACTTTGAATTTATCTGTGATAATGCCGGTCTTAAACCTTCACTGGTCAGGGATTTTGCAGCCTATGTTATTAATTCAGATGATCCGGGTGAGGCTAGAAATAAATTGAACCTTATATGGAAAGGAGGTAAGAATGAATAGTCATTTAAAAGAAACACGCATGACCTATGTAGAACACTTTTGGTTTGCCTTGACATTTGCAATGGAAAGTGCTTTTATGTCGGTAATACTTTTTATACATGCAATTTTCCCATGTATTTTCTCACAGTATTTTACACAATGGATGAACAGTTGCCATGCCAGACTACAAAGACGAGCAAGAACTAAATAGTGAATCAAGAGATAAGTATATCTTGAGAAGACTAAGAGAAGATAGAGAGCAAGTAGAAGCAATAAAAGAAGGAGAAGCTTTAGACATACAAATAGGAGGGAACCACTATAAAGATTGTAAGATACAGCCTGTAGAATATATATGTTCCAATGGGCTTGATTTTCTTGAGGGTAATGTGGTTAAGTACATCACCCGCCACCGAACCAAAGGTGATGGTGAAGAAGACATACGTAAAGTAATTCACTATGCACAATTAATACTGGAAATATATTATAAATAAGAAAGGGGAGCCATGCCAAACAACCACCTACCAACTCTTTACCAAGAATTTATTCACCTATCAAGGTACTCTCGTTGGCTATATGATAAAGAGAGGAGAGAAACTTGGCCCGAAACAATAGGGAGATACTTCTCTTTCTTTAAAGAGCATCTAAAAGAACTACATAATTATAATCTATCGGATGCTCTGATAAAAGAATTAGAGGATGCTGTCCTGTCCCTTCAGGTAATGCCCTCTATGCGGTGCCTTATGTCAGCCGGTGAAGCTCTAAAGAGGGAGAACATTGCAGGATATAACTGTTCTTATGTTGCCATTGATCGTGTACAATCTTTCGATGAGATACTTTACGTACTTATGAATGGTACTGGTGTAGGGTTCAGTGTTGAGCGCCAGTTTGTTTCCAAGCTACCTGAAGTAGCAGAAGATTTCCACCATACAGATTCCACGATCCTTGTTGCTGATAGTAAGATGGGGTGGGCGAAAGCATTGAAAGAACTTATTGGTATGCTGTATGTAGGGCAGATACCCAAGTGGGATTTAAGCAAGGTGCGGCCAGCAGGTTCTCCCCTCAAAACATTTGGTGGTAGAGCGTCGGGACCAGAACCCCTAGAGTCGCTGTTTGAGTTTTGTATTAAAGTATTTCAAGACGCAGCAGGACGCAAGCTTAACTCCATAGAGTGCCATGACATTGTATGCAAGATAGGTGAGGTTGTAGTAGTAGGTGGTGTGCGTAGGTCTGCCCTTATTAGCCTGTCTAACCTGTCTGATGATCGTATGCGTCATGCAAAGGCTGGTCAATGGTGGGAAGCTAATCCTCAGAGAGCCTTGGCCAACAACTCTGCTTGCTACACAGAGAAGCCAGACATAGGTATCTTTATGGATGAGTGGAAAGCTCTCTATGATTCCAAGTCAGGTGAGCGTGGTATATTTAATCGTGAGTCTGCCATAAAGATGGCGGCTGCTAATGGTCGAAGGCAGACAGAAGGGTTGGAGTTTGGTACTAATCCCTGCTCAGAGATTATACTAAGGGATCGTGAGTTCTGCAATCTATCTGAAGTTGTAGTCAGGGCAGACGATACTCCTAAATCTTTAAAAGATAAGGTACGCATGGCTGCTATTCTTGGAACCTTGCAATCAACACTGACTAATTTTAGGTATATTTCCAAGACGTGGAAGAAGAACTGTGAGGAAGAGAGGCTGCTTGGTGTTTCCCTTACAGGTATAATGGACAACGCTCATACCAATGGCAAGTATTTAAATAGAGTTGATCTTGCAAAACTATTAGAAGAGTTAAAAGAAATTGCTGTAGCTACAAATAAAGAGTGGGCAAAGAAAATTGGTATTCCTCAGTCAGTTGCTGTTACCTGTGTTAAACCATCAGGTACAGTCAGTCAGCTAACTGATGCGGCCTCTGGTATCCATGCAAGACACAACTCTTACTATATACGTACAGTGCGAGGCGACAAGAAAGACCCTTTAACAAAGATGATGGTAGAATATGGCTTCCCTGTAGAGAACGATGTGATGAAGCCTGATCATACTTCTGTCTTCTCCTTTCCCATGAAAGTAGAACAAGGCGCAGTCTTTCGTACAGATCGGTCAGCCATACAACAGCTAGAGTTATGGCTTATATATCAAAAGCATTGGTGCGAACATAAACCATCTGTCACTATCTCAGTAAAGGAACATGAATGGATTGATGTGGGTGCGTGGGTATATAAACACTTTGAGTATATGAGCGGTGTATCTTTCTTACCCTTTAGTGAACACACCTATCAACAGGCACCCTATCAAGACTGTTCTGAGAAAGAATACAAAGAACTTGTCAAGAAGATGCCAAAGAATATTGATTGGAGCAGGTTGTCTGACTGGGAAAATATTGACATGACTACCGCATCACAAGAGCTAGCCTGTGTTGCAGGAGCTTGTGAGATATGAGTGTAAAAAAACTCTTGACAAACCATTATAAAGTATGCTATACTATTTATATTAAATATCTTTGAAGGAGATTATCATAATGAATAATGCAGAAAACATGGAGCATATGAATTTCCTTCTAAAGGAAATAAAAATATTGGAGGGAAAAATAAGACACCACGACACAGGACATATTCATACAACTATTCATACCCTAGAAC